TTCTGTAGTAGCAATAACTTTTGACGCAACTGATGTAGAAAACCAACCGTCTATAATATCACACGATAACACTAATACTGAAAGAATCTATGTTTATTCGTCTGGATTGTATTTAATCCATTATCATGCAGATGTAGGGCCAGGAACAGTTAGTGATTTTGAATTTGCAGTATCAAAGAATGGTGTTGGGAATAATTTAAGCGGTAGCTTAGTTGCAGGAAAGAATTCTAGTACCGATAAAGTAGTAGCAAGTGCCGACATACTTACACTGTTAAACGCTAACGACTACGTTTCGCTAGTAGCAAGATATCCTGCCACCTCTACCGGTGTAGCAAACAATACCGTATTGAGTGTAACTAAAATGGAAGGTGTAGCAGGTCCGACAGGTCCATCTGGATCGGCAGGTGCACCAGGGGGAGTTACTTCTATTGTAGCAGGAACAAATATCACAATATCACCAACCGGTGGTACTGGAGACGTAACAATAAATTCAACAGCAACTGGAGGCAGTGTTGATTTAGGTAAAGTCATATCAATAACACAGATAATGTATCCGTTTTCCGGATTTTAATATTTATAATAAAAGAAATAAATTATGCCAGCTAACACAAGTCCAATATTCGCATTAACACCAAACATTGGTGATGTAAAAATTACAACAACTGCTGCATTAGTAAGATCTGATGGATCTGCAGCAAACGCTATAGGCACGGATCAATTCCTTGCGTTTACCGCAGGAGCAAATGGTAGCTTTGTACAGCGTGTAAGATTTATTCCCGTATCATCAGCCGCAGCAGTCAACTCAGTTGCAACTACATTACGTGTATTTTTGAGTAGTGTAAATACAGGAACACCAACTGCTGCTAACGCAGCATTACTAGCAGAAATATCTGTTCCTATTATATCAGCTGCCAATAGTATTAACGCAGTTAACTACTATGAAATTCCACTTAATTTAGCAATACCCGCATCTCACTACATCTTAGTATCGCAACATATTGCTCAAACAACTAACCAATCGTGGCAAGCAATAGTATTTGGTGGTGATTATTAAAAAATAATAGTTTATGTTTTTTGGAAATTCTTCATCTGACTTTGGGTTTTTACCTCCTAACTTTAAAGGAGATGTACAAGTATTTGCTCCACACGGTACTAATGTTACCGCTGCCCTAAACTGGCAGAATTGGACTAAACCACGTGGTACATCTATGGTGTATATGCTTTGCATTGGTGGAGGTGGAGCCGGCGGAGCAGGCCACTCTGCAGCATCTGGTAACCAGAGAGGCGGTGGTGGTGGTGGAGGATCTGGTGCCTTAACCTCCCTAATGCTAGCTTCAACCCTATTACCAGATTCTTTAAAAATAGCAGTAGGCACCGGTGGAAGAGGTGCCCCTGGCGCCGCAGGAACAAATGGTAATCCATCTTACATAGCACTAGGATCCGCCATAACTTCAGGAATAACCATCCCGAATATGATTCTTCGAGCTTTTGGTGGTGTTGGTGGTGGACTTGGTACTGCGGTTGCTGTTGGTGCAGCGGGTACCGGAGCAAGCGTAACCACTATAGCACAATTAGGTCCAATTGGTAAATTGGGATTTTTCTCAAACAACGGAACAGCAGCAAACGCGGGATATGCAGGACAACCTGGAAATAATGGCGGAGTCCCAACGGGTGCAGTTGGAGGTTCAATAGCTAGTGTATTTAACACGTTTATGTTATCTGGTGGTACAGGTGGTGGCGGAGTAGGTACTACCGTAAATACGGGGTTTGCTGGGGGAACGATAAGTCTTCAAGGGAATGTGGATTTTGCAGATGGTACTCTTACACCCGCAACTAATTTTATGAATGGAGGTACCGCAGGATCGGCTACGATCGCCGGTGGTAATGGCAATGCTGGTGTTAACTTATTTAAACCCTTTCTCCAAACAGGCGGCACTGGTGGAGGTTCAGCATCGGATCAAATTGGCGGTGATGGAGGCCCAGGCGGCCGCGGTTGCGGTGGTGGTGGTGGAGGTGCTGGTACCACAGGAGGACGTGGCGGTAATGGTGGTGATGGTTTGATTATGATAATTAGTTGGTAAACATATGTTATTTGGAAACCCACCCTCGGATTTTGGTTTTTTACCACCTCAATTCAACAGCGATGTGCAAATGTTTTTTGCTATTGCAACTACTAACTCAGCAGTCCGTTGGCAAAATTGGGTTAAACCTTCAGGTGTTACTATGGTACATATACTATGCATAGGCGCTGGCGGAGGAGGTGGAGGTGGTTTTTCTGGCGCTAACAATAAAGGCGGTGGCGGCGGAGGAGGTAGCGGCGGAATCAGTTCTGTTATTATCCCTGCAATATTTTTACCTAATATTTTAAAAGTAAGTGCTGGTGTTGGTGGCCAAGGAGGGGCTGCTACAATTATTGGAGACCAGGGTGGATTATCATATGTTTCCTTAGGAATTAGTGCCACTAGCCCAGCAATATCCACTCCAAATGTACTTATAGGAACTACTGGTGGTGCCGGAGGATCACCAGGTACATCCACAGCAGGTGGCGGCGGTTCACAGGGATCTCCAGTTAGTGTAACTAATGCAGGACCAGTAGCAAAGTTAGGATTTTTCACAAATGCAGGTGCCGGCACAACAGGGTACAACGGCCAGGCCGGACAAGGAGGCGGAACCCCAGCAGTACCCAACCCAGGAAACCAAAATGCAGTATGGAATATTAATGTAACATCTGGTGGGTCTGGTGGCGGCGGTGGCTCAAACACCACACAAGGTGATGGTGGGGGTATAACTCTACAAGCAGCTGTTGATTTTGAAGGTGGGAGTTTTAGAAATACTATAGCCGGAGGTATTGGTGCAGCCGGTGGTGGATCGTCAGGCAATGCCGGATATAAATCTCTTAAACCTTTCCTAAACACCGGCGGCACCGGAGGTGGTTCCTCAAGTGCTAATATTGGTGGTGCAGGTGGGCCTGGAGGATACGGTTGCGGTGGTGGAGGTGGAGGTGCTGGCACCACAGGTGGTCGTGGTGGCAATGGTGGTGATGGTGTAGTCATTATTACTAGTTGGTAATTTGGTTTTTGAAATAATATTTCTTATTATATCAAGAAAAGGTTTTGTATGACAAGAAAATTAGATAAAGAACATGTAGATTCAATACAAGAATTGCAACAAAAATTTGCCGAATTAGTTTCCATAGTAGGAAATATTTCCATCGAAAAACAATTTGCTAAACAACGTGTTGAACAGTTAGAATCCCAGGAAGCAGATGCAATTCGTAGATTCGATTCATTAAGAGAACAAGAGCAAGAATTGTTACAAAAATTAAAAGACCGTTACGGCGAAGGCGAAATTAATATTGTTGATGGGACATTCACTACTGCCCAATAAGGTTTGGCTTGTTTAATCCATATTTATTATAAAATCATAGGAGTATATTAATGGCAGAAAGAATTGTTTCGCCCGGCGTATTTACAAATGAAGTAGATCAGTCATTTTTAGCCGGCGGTGTTGCTGCAATCGGTGCAGCAGTAATAGGACCAACTGTAAAAGGTCCTGCATTAATCCCTACCCAAATAAGAAACTACTCAGAATTTATTGCAACATTTGGATCATATACTGATGATTCATATGTGCCTTTTGTAGTACAAGATTATTTGCGTAATGGAAGTGTAATCACAGTAACACGTCTTCTCTATGAAGATGGATATAAATTAACCAATGGTGCATTAGCAGTTATTGCTAAATCTGGATCCGGTGCAGGTAAGGTAGAAGTTGTAACTCACGTATTACATCCAACACAACCAGTAACACAAGATGGCACTAGTCAAATATTTGAAAATGCAGTATTATTAGATGGTGGCTCTGGTTCATTTGCAATTAAAGTATCTGGATCGTTTACTGCAGCACAGGATGATGCAATTGGATTTGATGGTTCATTTTTAGTAGCAAAAGATGTTGCAATCTCAGCATCAATCAATCCAAATGCAAATAACTATGTTAACAAAGTATTCGGTACTGGTCCTAAATCAGTAGATTATCCAGTATACGCATTATATGCAAATCCAACTGCGTATGCTGCATTTGCTAATGCTGGTAATATTACTACAGAATTAGCTTTATTATCAAATTATGAATTCTTATCAGACTATTCAACTGCAGCCACTCCATGGATTACTTCACAAAAAATTGGAAGTGTTGCAAAAGATCTTTTTAAGTTTCATACATTATCACATGGTACTTCTGTAAACCATGAGGTTAAAGTTGGTATACGTGATGTGAAAACATCTACTGAAGTATCTGATCCAGCTGGATATGGAACATTCACTGTAGAAGTTCGTCGTGTTAACACTACTAACATTCCTGGATCTCCATATTCATCAGAAGACACTGATAGAAATCCAGATATCGTAGAGACATTCTTAAATGTAAACTTGAATCCAGATTCGCCTAGATATATTGCTAGAGTTATTGGTGATCGCTATCAAACAATTTCTGACAATAACGATATCATACCTAATGGCGATTATCCAAACATTTCAAGATTTATTCGAGTACAAGTTTCTACCGGGGTATCTACTAAAACCAATGAAAATACTTTGGTACCGTTTGGGTTTCGAGCTCCAGAAGCTCCAATTCCAATGGCATCTGGTTCATTGAATTTAACAGCTGCTACATATCAAACATCACAAGTCGTTGTAACATATTCGCCAAATACTTATTTTGGATTTAATTTTAGCACGGTTAACAACTTAAATTACTTAGCACCATTACCGTCATCTGGTAGCAATACAGGTAGCAACACTGATTTCTATCTAGGAAACATTAATCAAGATGCTGCAGCAAATTTCCCAACATCGACTACTGCTTATTCCGGGTCTTTGGAATCTGCATTGACTGGAGGTACATTCACAACTAACGTTGCTATATCAACTAGAAAATTTATTGTGCCATTCCAAGGTGGATTTGATGGAGCAAAACCAAATCTTAAAAAGTATTCTGGAACTAACATAACTAGTAACAATACATTTGGATTTAATTGTTCCGGTACAACTACCCCGGGAACCAAAGCATATAACAAAGCATTTACATTGTTAAGCAATACTGATTATTATGATATCAATATGCTTATTACTCCTGGGATTATCGATAGTTTGCATAGTGTAGTAACAACCGAAGCTCGTAACTTAGTTGAAACACGACAAGATTCATTTTATGTAATGGACTCAAATGCATTAACAGATTCGTTAACCACAGTAACAAGCCAAGTAGCTACCATTGATAGCAATTATACATCAACATATTGGCCATGGTTAAGAATTCTTAATCCTGCAAAGAACGTTCCATTATGGGTACCGCCTAGCGTAGTAGTACCAGGGGTATTGGCATTTAATGATCAAGTAGCAGCACCATGGTACGCACCAGCTGGTTTGACGCGTGGAGGATTGACTACAGTATCTGATACTTATATCAATCTTAATCAATCAGCTCGAGACACCTTGTATGAAGCCCGTGTTAATCCTATTGCCAACTTCCCTAACGAAGGAGTAGTTATCTGGGGGCAAAAGACATTGCAAGGTGTTCCAAGTGCATTAGACCGCGTCAATGTGCGTCGTTTGTTGCTTACGGTTAAGAAATTTATTGCTTCCTCAACTAGATATTTAGTATTTGAACAAAATACCGATGCAACACGTTTGAGATTCTTAGCAATTGTTAATCCATATTTAGATAGAGTAAAAGCACAGCAAGGATTAAATGCATTTCGTGTAGTAATGGATCAAACAAATAACACACCAGACTTAATTGATCAAAACATTCTATACGGTCAAATATTTCTTCAACCGACCCGTACAGCTGAGTTTATTATTTTAGATTTTAATATTCAACCAACTGGAGCAAGTTTCCCTGATTAAAATTCTAAAATAAAATTGATTTAAAATGGCAGGACTTCGGTTCTGCCTTTTTTACTTTGCGGATATTTATATAAAAAGAAATGAAGGAATAAAATGGCATTAACACCTACCTTACCTGATATTAGTCAGAATGATTTATTTAATAGTGCGTTTTCGTGGGAACCGAAGTATGCTAACAGATTTATTATGCAATTGGCAGGTACTAACATTCCTGCATACTTAGTAAAAGCTGCAGCTCGTCCTACTATTGCAAACGGAGAGATTGTATTAGACCATATTAATATTGACCGAAAAGTTAAAGGAAAGTCTAGATGGAGCGATGTTTCTATTACAGTATATGATCCTATCACAACAGAAGGGGCACAAGCAGTAATGGAATGGATTCGTTTCCATCATGAATCAATAACAGGTCGAGATGGATATTCTTCAGATTATAAACGAGATATAGAATTCTATGCACTTTCTGCATTAGGTGAAAAAATTGAAAATTGGTCATTAAAAGGAGCATTTATTTCAGATGCAAACTTTGGCCAAATGGATTGGGGAACAGAAGAAGCAATGACAATCGAATTGACTTTGAAATTTGATTACGCAATATTGCAATACTAAAAAATATATAACTATGGGGGTTTTTGCCCCCATATTTTATGTTCGCACATATTTATTATTAAATAATAAGGAGTTATAATGGCCGGTATGACTGATAGAATTACCAATCACGATTTAATACAATTAGCAAAAAAACAGTACGAAGAAACAAAACGTAATAATATTCCAAGTGAAATTGTTCGTTTAGTTAGTAAAGGAATGGTATATCCTAAAGATCATCCATTACGAGATGGTACAATAGAAATGCGGTATATGACTGCATATGACGAAGATATTCTAACAAATCCATCATATATACGAGAAGGAGTTATGTTGGATAAGTTGTTAGAAGCATTAATTATAACACCGGTTGATTATTCTACTATTACTAAAGTAGACAAAAACGGATTAATTATATCCGCACGTATTCTTAGTTACGGAAAAGAATATCCTGTTAAGATAAAACACCCAGCAACAGGTAATATTTTAGATCGGGTTGTAGACTTATCAAAATTAAAACATTCAGATTTTAATTTAGTTTCTGATGAAAATGGAGAATTTGATTATAAAACAGAATCTGGTATTCAGATTAAGTTTAAATTTTTATCAAATGATGCTGTAGATGAAGATAAAGTTTCAAAATTCCTAGAACAGACAATTTGCGAAGTTAACGGTGTACGTGATATAAATGAAATACAAGATTTTATACGTTATAAATTTTTAGCAAAAGAATCTAAGCCATTTAGAAAATATATAAATGACAATACTCCTAGTATACTATCAAGTTATGAGTTTGAAGGTGAAGATGGGAGCACCTTCATTGCCGGGTTTCCAATTGGCGCAGACCTTTTTTGGTTTTAAGCCAGAGGACCGAGTACAACTTCATGACTCTCTTTTTAATTTAGTATGGCACGGCGCTGGTAGATGGTCATGGCATGATTTATATAATATGCCAGTGTATCTACGTAGATTTTGGATTCGTAAAATAAATCAAATATACGAAGAAGCCAATCAACGAGCTGAACAACAAAAAGCTGCTAGATCTATAACTAAAAACAAAGTAGTAAAATCTCCATTGTAAATATTTATATAAAAAGATATTTCCAAATGACCTACGAACATCAAATACAACTAATTAAACGTCTTAAGCAACAACCTAAACAAGGTCAATCTGCTGAACTTGCGTCAATCGAAGCACAGTTACGCAAACTATTTGAGTTATATAAAACCGAAGGTGGTGCTGTTGTAAAATTAAATGTATTTGGTACAATTGGCGATGAAATAAAAAAAGTATCAGATAATTTAACAGTTTTAGAACAGTTAAATGCAGGCTTACAATCTGGATTTAACTTAAATGCAAAAGACGCTGCTAATTTTGGTATAACTTTACAAAATTTATCTAAAACCCTTAACATTAATTCAGCAAATACTAAAAAAAATGTAGAAGAAAATAAAAAATTATTTGCTACAGTTGGCAAAAAATTTTATGAAACAAACTACGGAAAATTTTTAGTTGAACAGAATGAGTTAGCATTAGAACAAATGAAAATAGGCGAAGACGCTTATGAAAGTTTTACTAGCGCGCAAACTGCATATGCAAATGGTAGTTTAGCCATGGCTAAATCATTTCGAGAACAAGTTACAGATGTTGCTGAATTATTTAAAAAGTTAGGGTATGAATCCGGTACATTAACAGATATTAGTAAAGAGTTTGCAAATTTAAGTGCTGAAGAACGAGTAGTATTCGGTGCAATGCCT